TTTACAAATTTCAGCTCACAAATTTCTATCTGCCGTGGGGTTATCTTTGCTTCTTCCAATACCGCGCTGAAAGAACGCCGCGTTGATGTTTGCAACCAGTCGCGCGTGTTCTTCAGCTGTATGTTCATTTTGTATCACCTACTTGTACACGATAAAAGCAATAGTTGTAATTGCCCACCCTGCGAGGGCGGCGTAAATAAGTTTTCTTTGAAAAGCAATAGTATCGACATAGCCAGTCAGCAGCATTGTAATAATGCCTGCCGGTAATTGTTCCTTTTCTTCCATCATTCCACCACCATAAAAATCATTTTGCAGCTGCATAGGCAAGAATAAAGATTACGCAACCAGCATATAAGTTCCGCTGGCGCTTAACCCTCTTTGCCTTTTGGCGCTCCGATTCCATTTGCAGCTTCAACTTCTCGTATAAGTTCTCGCTGATTCTCAACGATTCCTTTGCATTCACTAATGAGCGCTTGGAGTTCGTCAGCGCTTCTTGCGTTAGAGCGAGCTGCTTCTTCGCTTCGCTTAATTGCGTCAGCAGTTCTGTTGACGTGTTCTTCTGCTGTTTCAATTTCTCGTCTGCCAGATTCAATTTCGCTTCCAGCAGATTCGTTTGCTCTTTGAATTGATTCCACTGTTCGATTGACAGCGTTATCTGCTTGGGTGCCGCTTCCGCCGTGCCAACGCCAGTACACGTCATTACAGATAAGCAGAAGACCAGCAACAATAAGACTAATCTTAACAGCTTTATCAATCTTACGTCTTGTTTCATCTTTCATTATTACCTCATACAAATACCTGTATTTGCAAAACATTATAAATCGCGTCAGACGCACAAACTTCGCCTACAAGCGGCTTTAGCTCGCCGCAGGATAAATCGTAAGCGGTGCTAATTTCAAAGCACTCATAGGCGAAGTATTTTTGTGCAATTTGCGCCTTCTTGTAGAAGATTGTTATTATGTGCCTGGTAGTTTGTTATAATCCGAAATAATGGTGCAGCGCGCCAAGAGCAAAGCCTAAAACAAGGCCTACTAAAAATTTCTTGTCAGCAACAAAAGCTTTTAATTCTTCCATGATTTCACCTCCTTATCTTCCATTGCCAGCATAGCCATAAGCAGGTATGCCATACGGCGTAGTTAAGTCAATACCAGCAACATACTGATATGTTGCTTCTGCTCTGTTGGCATAACCAACGCGGTACATCTCGCCAACGTCAGCAGCTATCCAATAATAATTTTTGAACAGTTTGTTCAACGCTTCAAGGCTGCGCAGGTTAACGCGCTCAAAACGATTCTCTAAAAACCGCTTTACGACGTAGGTTGATGTAGGACACCACATACCAGCGTAGATGATACATCTAGTATCGTCAAGCGTCGGCACTTGCTGCAAGACTTCAACGTATTGCAAACAGTCACGAGAAAGTTGTTCCAACTGTGCCTGCTGTCCTGCTTCACTTCTCAAAAGCTCTTTCAGCATCGGCAGTTCGCCGCTTGCCTTAATATCAATGTAAGTGCGGTCTGCATATTCTGTGCCGCCGGGAATAACTCTCAAAAGCTCATCAGCTCTGTTGCCTTCCCATTGTGACACACCGATTGACGGGTAATCATAGGCGGTTGATTTGGCGATGCTGTCAAACGCTCCCTCAATACCTGTTGCAATAATACCTTTAGCAATTTCTCTTGCAAGGCTTTTGTTCCAGTCCATAGCTATCACCTCACTCACTTTTTAAGCAGCGGTTAGAAACTTTTTTGTATACGTCCTCATACATTTCTTGCTTGTCACCGTTGTATGTATACTCAGCATAAATACCGTCACCGCTAACGGTCGTTGATAACAACGCCTTGTAGTTCTGTAACGTCTTGCACGCCCAAACCACAAACACATTCTCAAGCGTAATATGCTCTTTGCTATTATGGTTGTACCACTCTACTAATTTGTTTTTACACACGGATTCAAAATGTGCCATACCTGTAATAATCATTGTTTATTCCTCCTTTAATTTCACTTCTTGATTTCATATTTTAGTTGTTTTGTTAACTTCTTCACTTGAAATTTTAAAAGCTCTCGTCTCAATGGCCTTGTTGCCCAGCTGCACAAGCAGCAGCGCTACCATGCCCAGCGTGCAGCTCTCATAGTTACCCCAAGTTCTGGCAAAAAAGGCAAGCCATAAAGTAACCAATACCCAAACAACAAAGCCAATCACAGCGCAGATTCTGCCTACGCTGTAAGCGTTGTCGTTCTTCTTTAACATATTAATTATTTTACGCATGACACTTACACTCCTTACATTTTTCATCATGTTCTTTTAAATCATAGTTAGGCAGTTCATTTAACTGCTCCATCAGACTGTCAATCACGCCATTGTCCCCCAGCGCCTCGTAACTCTTGTAGCAGGCGTCGATGCTCTCTTTTGCATAGATGGGTATCCAGCCTTTATCCTGGACATAGTGATTATAAGCCTGGATTATTCTGTCGCGGAGCAACGCTTGCAGCCCCGCTTTCAGCGCGTCATTTTCTTTTTTCTTTTGGCGGTACATGGTAATTAGCAGCGTTATTACGCCACCGAACACAACGTTAATCACGGAGTTCAACGCCGCATCTAAAGATTGTTCTATCATCTGCTACACACCTATAATTAAACTTTAAGTATCACGGCTTCTACATCTGCTGCCGTAGTTGCTGTCTCAACTTTTTCTTTCGCCGCACGGTAGGCTGTGTGCAAAGCATTACTACGCACAGCAACAGCGGCGATAACCATCTTTAAATCGTTAGCCGTTACTGGCGTATCGGCATTATCTGCCGTAGTCCAATCAATGCTTGCACCCTCGCCTTGTAATGACAGCGCAATAATAGCTGCATTTATGCGGTCACGTGCTTTGTCGTCATAGTCATAGCTATGCCCATTGTATTCAATAGGCTCTACCTCTGCTTTATCACGCTGGTACTTCAGCTCCGCAATTTTACGTTGCTTAATCCCTTCTAAAGGTTCTTCCTCATGCATAACAGTAACATTTAAGCCTGCCAAGGCTTCATCACCGATGGAGAGAGGGATGAAGATGCCTTCTTTGCCTAAGGCTTCTGACAAAGGGTAGATGTGAGTATATGTTTTGTCTTTGTATTTATATTTTGTTTGCATTTTGTTCCTCCTTGCTTAATAATCTTCAACTGTGGGTGTCATGTCATTTATTGCTTTACCCCATGAAAAAGTTACACCCGATGTCCACAGACAGTCAAAATGCAATGTATAGGTTTTATTCGGGGTCACACCTACAATAGAATCAATATTTTGATGGGACACGTTATCTCCTGCATCATTAGCTTCTGAGAAGCCTTCGCCCCATATTTTATTAGTCATTTTATTTTTTATAAAAGCATATCCATAAATATTCGGCTCTCCCTCAAAATAGCCAACTTCTGCAGACACTTTGATTCTTTTAACCCCCGGTGGGACAGTAAAAGCTATTGTTTTATTATTTACTTCATCTAAACTCCAAAACTTGCTACCATCTTCAACCTTTACTCCATTTCGCATCATCATCATACGATTAAGTCCCATTATGCACCACCTTCTAACTTACTAGCTTGTACAATACTAGTCAAATTACCACTAGCATCTTTTAGCATCATAATGTTAAGCAACAGTCCTGCACTTGTAATAGCTATATCAGACGCAGAACCTATATATTTAAGTGCTCCTGCAGTTTCAATATGCAGTGGGTAATCAGCAGAGGACTCAATATATGCAGTAAACACAGAAGAATTGCTAGGTTCTAAACTAGCCTCAATTTTTTGAAGGTTAAGGGTAAATGTCCCTATTGCTATATAGTGCATTACGGACATTTGAGGCGTATGGCTTGTACCGCTCACCACAGTAGAAAGGTATCTTTCAGCTCCCAACAGCACTTGCTTAAAGCTTTGTAATGCGTTCCATTTGTTAGCAGTATCCTTTTTAGCATAAGTTTCAGTAATTACATTACCTTCACCATCACTCTTAGCTTTATCAGCAGTACCAGTGAGATTGCCGATAAAGGCAGGAGCGGACACATTAGCTGGGAATGTAGCTTCCTGCAAAGTATTGTATTTATACAAAAGACCAGTCTTAGCCATGTTACTCGGTGTATTCCAACCAACACCGCCAAAACCCATAATTTTAGTAATAGTCATTGGAACGGATGCATCACCAACACCTGTGCAACCAAAGGTAAATCTAATCAAACCATATTGGTAAGTAGGAGCATTACCATAAGTTATTAAGTTAGCTATATTGATAATATTCCAACCAGCATTACCATTAAGAGATGCATTATTAACAAACTTAACAAATTCAGTCGGAGTATTTTCTAAACTTGCTTCTACTACGCAATAGCACCCAGTACAGAAACCTGTCGACATGAAGATAGCAAATTTGTTCAATACAGTATAAATTCTAAAAGCATCAGTATCAATAGTGACCCTTAACAAACAATCAGTAGTTACTGTGTCTTTTTCGGACTTACCTATACTATGGTTACTTCCAGTAGTAAATAATGCTGTTTTGGCAGTATCAGAAGAACCATAATCTAACCAAGTATTACCTGCATCAGTGGAGTATTCAATCATAATTCCGGCTGCATTGCCAAACGCAAAACGATTAGCACCTAACTCTGGAATCATACCAGCATCAACAGGACTGAAACCATTAACAATGTTTCTACCACCCCAACCGAGGTTAGCCTCATAGATTGTATCAGTTTTGTTAACTTTATTATCTAAGGCAGCTTTGATAACCTTATTCTGTACAGGATTAAGACTTGTAGCACTTAATGCAGCATCCACCTCAACAGAAGTGCCACCGCCAGCACCCGGCTGTCCTCTTGGAATCGTAAAGTTCAAGATAGCGTTCGTAGAAGTACCACTATTGGTAACACTTACGTTAGTACCGGGTGCGCCTGTGGTCACACTACCAATCGTGATAGTAGCAGCAGTGCCTGTATCGCCTTGTAAACCTTGGTCGCCCTTAGCACCTTTAATATTTACACTGGCAGGATTGGGCAGTCCAGCTTTATTCGTCCAACTCAAGACACCATCAGAAGATACACTAGGGGTGAATACATTGACATTCTCACTATATCGTTTAGCATTGTCCATGTAGGTCTTTGCTTCACCTGCACTGTTTTTTGCATTGGTGGCGTAGAGGGATGCAGCATTCTTAGCAGTCTCTGCTGCGTTCTTGTAATCCTCTGCTAACCTTGCACTTGCAGCTGCACTCTGCGCTTGTGCTTGAGTCTGCGTATAAACACCTTGCGCCAATGGCAAAACCTTTGCCGGGTCTTCCGACAATTCAAGAGTTTTTCCGTCGTTGCTGATTCTAAAGCTCTTGCCGTTCTCCCACGGAATTGTAGTATCAATATCAGTACTTTTGCTTACACCGATTTTCAAACTTCTGCCGGTAGTATCGGTAAGCTGTTGCGCAATCATCGTCAATTTGTCACCAATAGCCTCAACCTGGTTAAAAGGATATTGGTCGGGCAAGTCTGTTTCCTGCGTCACCGGCACTTCCCTGTAAATCGTCAGTTTCCAGCCCGTCGGCAATACCGCCGGTCTTTCGCTCTCCGGCACTTCAGCGCCAACTGCGTAACCTGGATAACGTACAACGCTTTTTTCAACATCAACATAATAATCTTTAGTCAGCAGTTTTTCTTTGCCGTCTGCGTCAGTCAATAAAACTTTTATGTCCGTCCGGTCTAAAATTTTAAACTGATACGCAAACTCTGTTGCATTTCCGTTGCCGCTATATGTGATTCTGTTCTCAACATGAGCAAGCATAATAGTTCCCCTCCTTTTATTATTTTTGCCAAAAGAAAAGTGTAGATATATTTTTATATCTACACTTAATAAATTCACTTTAACTAATTATACATTCATTTTCAAAGGTTCGTATCTATGCTACTTTGTGAAATTTTTGTCAATCTTTTTTTACGTTCGCTTTTTGGTCTGCGCTTGTAAATATCTTGCAGTTCAAAATCCATATTATCAGCAGCAATATCTATGCTGTTGAATATGATATTGAAGATGCCGCTAGGAACGCCAAGAAATGCACCGCCGACATATGCAGCCTGCTCTATCAGTTCGCCAGTTCCTTCTTCGCCTCTGGCAACCTTGCCCAAATGGCGATAGACTGTCATGCCTTTATCAATCAGTCCTTGTGCCGCAGTCAGCCTGTAACCGTAGTTTTTCATGCCTAGCAAGCATTGTATGCCGATATTTGCAAATGAGCCGTAAGGTCCACCCATAGACAACGGGTAGCTGATAAGTTCTTTTGACAATTTGCGATAGCCGTCCTTGTCTTTCTCAAAAGGAGCAGTCAAAGAAAGCTCTGCCATAGCCACGTTCAGCAAGCACACGCCGAGGAATTTGGCACCAGCAAAAGCAATCAGACGTTCAACCATTTCTTTTTTCTCACCGCTATTCCATAACCTTTTAACAATATGTGCTTCTCTGTCCCATTGGTTAAACTGTGTGTTGAAAAATCCCTGGAACATCGTAAACAATCTGAATAAGCCGCTATTTCGTTGCATACTTGATACATCATGAATACGACTACTGCCTAACGTGCGGCGAATAACAGTGTTCGCAAAGTCTAGTGCTTCCTGCTCTGTTTTGCCTTCGTTGATTTTCTTCATGTATGCTTCTGCGAATACTGGTTTTGCAGTCATCATATCAGTGTAACCTAACAGCATTGTACCATATTTCAGCGTCCTTTTTCCAATCGGGTTAAGGTCAGAACGGTTCTGAATATCCCTTAACGTAATGTCTGGCACTCGCGAACGTTCACGCATAAATGCGCTTTTGGCACAAATAGCGTCTACTTCTGCTCTGCCTTCACCTGTAAAACTGCGAAGTAAGGCTCTGAAAGCATCAGCATGAGTAAAACCTTTTGTGCTATTGCCGTAAAGAAATATGTTAGTAGTGTTCTGCATTATCGTTTTAAAATTAAACATAATAACCGCATTTGTTGCAACATTACGCAAAGCGTCGGCAATCTTCGTAAATGTCTTTTCGGCCATGTATGCTGTCTTATTGCCGTATGGATTAGCGCAAGCCTGCAAAAACTCTCTCAAAAGTCTTACGTTGGTATCGCCTAAACGCTCAACCATGTTGCGGTAAATATCCTCATCGTTCAGTATCTTTCTGAAATCAAGCATTGTTTCACGATAACAAATATCATGAATAGTGCTTTTCACCGTCGTAACCTCACTGCCGCGCGATAAGTCGACGGGATACTTGCCGCCAGTACGCGCCTTGCTGGAACCGGTATTAGTAGCCAAAGTCCGCTGCGGCGGTCTGCTGCCTTCTTCGGTACTGTCAATTCTGTCGAATTTACCGGGCATACTGCCGGTACGTGTATCACGCTCCAACGGGAAGTAACCACCTTCAAATACCACGCTTTCACCGCTTGCAAGCTTCATCACCAGCGGCGACGCTTCAATCTTCGGCGGCTCAAAGCCTTTTGTTCTGCGGTTGACTTCTGCCAGCATAGGCCAGAATTTACTTGCTGCATTGATACGCGCCTGCGCATAGGCAATATCTGCTTTAGTCAGATGCTTGCACAAAAACTCTATAAGGTTTTGTTTGGTTTGCAGCATTGCTTCTTCTTTGCCTATAAGCTCCGATTCTTCCACCCATATGTCAGAATTCTTTACGCCTACCGGTTTTTGCGAACACAGCCTTGCAGCATTACTATCACTGCCCAGGTTGCAAAGCATAGCAATCAAAGCATGCTTATCTGCGCTGCCGCCAAGTTCTTCGTAGTAAATTCTTTTATCGTGCGCAATGCCGGTTTCTTTGTCTGGCTCCCATTTCTGCAAAGCATCTGTAAGCTCGTTCTGATAACCTTCAAGCATCGTGCTTTCCATATCTGCGCAATGGTTGATTTTGTTGTAAAACTCCCTAGTAAAATAACCTTCCGTCCAATTATCCATCATCAAGAAGAAGTTATCGGCGTTACGCAATGTAGCTATGATATTTTTAGGCCATTCAACAATTCGCTTACGCAGGCTCTTTTTACTGTCGCTGCCAATCTCGGCCTCATACTCTACCGGCAATTCTTGCAGGTGCGCTATCGTATCAGCCTTAACCTGTTCAAAGGCTTCACCGGCAGCAATCTTATTCATCTTCGTATCTTGCTTTGCAATAGCACGAATGTTTTTCAGTGCGTCGATAACGTCCATATAGTTCGCAAGGCTAAGCTGCGGCGCATTGGTCAAATCATTATTCAGGTTCAGAACAAACTCCGGCATAGAAATAATTTCGTCACCGTACTTTGCCTGCATCTCTGCAATGTAATCGCTAAGCGGCTGCACTTCTCTGCCGTTGGTGTTAAAGTCCTTGCGGTGATAGCCCATACGCTCCAGCAATGCGCACATTTGGAAGAAGTGCTGCTCTGTTCCCCACACTTCTTTCTTGCTGTGCATCTGCTTTTTGACGTACTTTCTTGCGCTTTCAATCTGATGTTTGGCCTTGACTGCTTCACGATACAAAGCGTGATTAATCATCTGCTGTTGCTTATACATAGCCGCTTCTTCCAAAAGGCCAGCTTTCGCAGCCTTGTTTGCATTAGCCGCCGCTCTGCGTTCTGCTATAGCAAATCTTCTCGGCTTCATAACCTCGCCTGCTGGCAAAGTCTGGATATAGCGTTTAGCAAAATTATCTGCGTTCTGCTTACGCACTTTAGCAATATTCTCGCGCTCTTTTTGCTTAATATCCTTGTCGCTTATTTCATTGAGTGCTTCATCAATAAGCTGTTGTTCAAGTGCCACTACTTCGCCGCTCTCGTCATTATAGAGTGCTTCCCTTGCCGCTTCTCTTGCCTGCTCACGCTCCTGCATGAAGTCGGGGAATCTGCGGTTCACGGCCTTGTCAATCTCTTGACGTACCATAGCTCTTTCGCTCGGTGAAGTCAAAATATCCTGCGCCATAGCATCGCCACTGTCATAGCCCAAACTGTCAGCCACCCAGTCAAACAGTTCTCTCTGCTCGTTAGACAAGGCACGCTTTTTGCTCATCTCCACAAGGTCGACTTTATCCGGATTAGTTTCAAGCTCATGCTTCAAGGCTTTAAGCTCGTTAAGCTCTGTAAGCTGCTCACCCTCTACCAAAGTTTCGGCAATCTCCTTCAAGCCTTCCTCATTCTTTAGTTTCGCTCTGTCACCGCCGTTACGAATATAGTTCCTTGCCCAGTTGTCCTGTACGTCGCTGCCTTCATTCTCATTGACGGTGTAACCTTCGACAATCTCCCTTGCCATTTCGTAGCCGCTGGCATAGCCGTTTTCTTCTGCTATCTGGTCAAAGAGTTCTTTCTGCTCCTGCGATAATTGGTTGCGCTTACTTTCTTTTACCAGGTCGACGCCTTCGGGGTCTGTTTCAAGTCTATGCTTCAACGCTTGCAGTCTGTCCAGTTCATCAGAAGTTTTCTTGAACCACTCTGCCTCGTCGGAATAATCTAATCCGTACATTCGCAAGTTCCAATAATCCGCTATATCCTTGCCTCTAGCAATCTTTTCAGCAATTCTTCTGCGTCCTTTTTTACTGGTCAAGTCGCTTACGCTGCCACCATATTCATGAGCATATCTTGATACCCAGTTATCGCCGCTAATGCTTTCGCCTGCCTCATAGAATACCAAGCCTTCAATTTCCGCCTGCTCTAAAGCTCGCTTAGTCCAATGACGTTTTCCATCCTTGCCCATCTCGCCGAAGTCAACCAAGACTGCACTCTGGTCTGGTATGCCTGCAAGCTCATCTGCATATTTGCCTTCTACCCTGTCAGTAGTTGCAAAGTAGCCCCATCTACCATTAATAAAAAACGCACGTTCACTCTTGACTGTATCTTGGTATTCCGCAAGCTCACTTTCTATTCTGTCAGCAATAGGATTTAAAATATCATCAATAGCTCTGTTTGTATCTTTTAATAGCTCATTATAGTTTATGCGTTCATTGCCATAAATGTATTTTCTTGCAAGCCTACGCGGATTAGCTTCGATTGTTTCCCATTCGTTGATTTTTTGCTTGAAGTTAGCATGAGCCATACCATGTTCATCAACAACGAATGTAGGATTGGTAACAGTTTTCTGTCTTGACTTGCTGAACATAGCGACCAGCATATCTTCAGCGTTTGCAACACGCTCTTTAGAAAGTGCGCCGTATGTGTCGACTTCCGCTTGCAGATACTCAACTATCGGATTAAGTATATCGTCAATGCTGGCGTTGGTATCGTTCAGCATATCATTATAGTTTGGCAGTACGCTTCCTAAAACGTGCCTGTACTTTCTTGCTATAATTGCAGGATTGGCAAGCTTTCTTTTGAACCACGGAGCGTCTGAATTATTAGCATGAGCCATGCCGTGCTCATCGTCTATAAAGTGCGAATCAATAGCCTTAACATCCTTGCCAAACTCATAACCTACCTGGTGTCTTGCACGATTGACAAGTTCCCATGCTACTGCTTCTTCAATCTGCGGTCGTATTTCTTCGATGAAGGCAGCCTTTTCAGCTCTGCGCTTTGCACTGAAATCGGCCATTGCTCGCCTTGTCAGAATATCCACGGCCTTGTCTTTAGCCTTTAAGATTTTATCCTGCAAGGTCTTTTTGTTTTGGTCTGATAACTTGGATGTTATATTTTTTGGCAAGCCGCCGAACATGCCTTCCATGCGTGCCATAACTTCAATTTCTTCACGGCACGCCAACATTCTGTCGAATACCTGCCGTACTTCCGGCGTTAATTCTGCCGCATTTTCGCTTCTTGCTATCTTACTATAAATAGCTGATAACCAATTAGCGAATCTCTGGAACACTCCGCGCAAGCCAACACTAGGCGCTTTGCCTTCCATGATGTAGGTTTCAAATGCTTCTGCCAGCTTTTCATGCCCGGCTCTCTTTGCTTCAACGTCACCGCTTGCCCATGTTTCAGCATCAATGCCTGCATACTCCATGAGTTTTTTTGCATCAGCATTTAGTCTTGCGTTGCTGGGGTCTGCCAGTGCTTCGTTAATCATGGTTTCCACAAAATAGTGTCCTGTTTCATGGATAACTGTACTTGCATCCGCGCCCTTGAAAAGAGTGATAATATAAGAACCATCTTCCGCCGGGGAAAACATACCCTTATCTTTAAGTGTACCATTGACAATTTTTTGTTGCTTGTAATTATCTGCTTTTTGTGATACACTATCAGCAAAAGAGGACGTTTTGTTTGAGATACTGGGCTGAGCCTTGAATTGCTCGGAACCCGAGGGCTTGAACGCGTCCTCTATTTTTTTATACTCACTTTCGTTAAAAACATTATGATTATAATATGATAATGATTTATCATTATGTTCTCTTACTGTAACAACTACATAACGTTTTTCACCATTAACATTCAGTGCAGAATGAATATAATAAAAATTCTCGTCTGAATGTTTTTCTTTTTGCGGCGCAGATTCTGTAACGAAATTACCATTCTCCATAATTTCACGTAAATAGCGCAATGCAAAAAGTTTTTCTTTTTTAGCGGAAGTGTGTTCCATTTTCTTTCTGCCACTTGTGCCAAATTTAATATTATTTTCTTGATACCCTTTATCTATTCTAATATCACCCAATACACTATTATGAACGCTCGTGCCTTGCAAGTTGTCCCTATACCATGCAAAAGCCTTTTTCTGCAAGCTCTTCAAATCTGAATAGTGTCCCATCTCATTTCCGGTAATATTAGTAGTATAGAATTGCTCTTTTTTAAGCACTCCTCCCTTGCTAAACCAGCCATTCTTTTGTTTAGCTTTGCCGCCATCTTCAAAGCGCAGCTTATTCTTTTGCAGCCACGCAGCAGGATTTTCGGGGTCTGCAATAAGTGCGCGGCTCTCCAGCACTAAGCGCAAATTGCCGGCATGAGATTTATTCATACCTGCTTTAGTAGCGCTGCCAACAATAGCGTCAAGTTCTGTGTCAAGCTCCGCGCTTGCCTGCCTGGTTAAGTTATAGCCTTCTCGCAGTTCTTTGCGTGTCTTTGCGCCGCCGTCCGACAATTCGCCGTTGCTGTCAAAGTACATATTGTCTTTCGTAGCTTCAAACAGCGCATTGTCTTTAGCCATTGCCGCCGTAAACTTGCCGCGACTAATGTCTATATCCTGCCCAAGTTCTGCAGCCGCCTCTACTTCTTCTTCGGTAATTCCTAATTCCTCAAAAAGTTTGTTGTTACTGCTGGTCTGCTTGTAGCCTTCCAAGTCCTGTGCAGATACTGTTACTGTATCGTCCTCAAAGTTAGGATTATTCGCTTCGATTGTAGCCGCCGCACGTTCCGGGTTAATGCCTGTTTCTTTGATTCGTTCAGCGTCCGCTACTAACTTTGCCTTGCGCTCTTCGTTGGCTTTCAAAGCGACGTGCTCAACAACGCTGTCAACTGCAACCTTTGCACCGCTTGCAGTACCACCAAGGATAGCACCAATAAGGCCGCTATATCCTGCTTCCTTCAAGTTCTGCTGCCAGTTCTCGCCCCACTTCTCTGCAAGTTTGGCAGTGCTTGCGCCGGGGTTCTTTGCCCATAAGTCCGTAGCTTGCTCCGGGAATTCCTGCAATGCTTCGGTAACACCTTCTTCTAGGCCACGTTTGGTAACTTCCCATATCTTAGCTTTCAGTCCGCTACCGGCAGGCATCTTTTTAAGCAGTCTGCCAAGCGGTAGTTCTTCTAATACTGCCTGCGGGATTGCGTTCATCAAGCCTGCCTCCGCTGCTCTGGTTGCGTTTACGCCATCTTTGCGCAGTCGCAGATATTGTTCGCCGCTGATGTTTGCACCATTGTAAAGCATGCTGATAGCGTGTACAGTTTTTGCGCCTGCACCGGCAGCACCTACGCCTTTAGTCAGCGCAAGTTGCACTAAAAGCTGAATACCGTTTTCAGCCAAATCATAACCAAGCTGCCCAGCCGCCGTATCAGCCTTAACTTCTTCACGCTTTAAAATCTCGTCGGTGACATAGCCTAAAGCCTTGCTGATGTTCTCTGATTGGTCATACTCTTTGACAACATTATTAGCGTCAACGGCCGCTTTAGCCGCACCGAATAAGCCACGTACAGAACCTTTAAGGCCGTTAATTACGGCAGTGCCTATGCCTGGTTTATCATCGTTGATAATGCTGCTAGTATCAATCGTCGGTGAGCTATTGCTCTTTACTGCCTGCGAAAACTTATTATATTCATCGTCGCTCATTTTTTGCAGGTCATAATAGCCTAAAGTTTCAGCAGGAGTTAAATTGCTGTCTGCACCGGTCGCATAACCGCCATTATACCAATCCTGTTTTTCGTTTCGCAGTCTTTGAAATTCTTTTTCGTTATCTTCCCAGCTCATTTAATAATCTCCATTCATAACCTCATCAAGATAGCCGTCGTTGACGTTGCCGTCGCTGCCGTTAAAATATGTTACGTGATACCAATCGTCAGCAATTTTTTCAGCTCTGGCTATACCTGCTTTTGCTAACAGTGCATCATTGCCGCTAAAAGTTTTTGTGCTGTCCCACAAGAAGCCCGGCTTTGTTACATAAGAACCAAAAGTCCGTGTGGTGATAGCCTGCTTCATGGCATCAACTAATACTGATTCATCCGGGTTCATGCCGTTGTGTTTGGCGCGGTACGTTCGTACCCACTGTTTGCCGTATATCTTTAGCCCTTGTTTTACTTTATCGTTAGAAGAAGTACCCATTACATACTTGCAAAGGCCGTCCCAATCATAAGCATATTCGCCTGCGCCACTCAACCAATTATCATAAGACTTATCCAATGAATTCATATCTGAATTAGTTGCTCCGTGGCTTCTTGCAAAAGCTAAAAATTCTGCCTTAGATTTAAACCTGCCTGCTTCCAGCATAGAAATTACTGCTTCTTTGCCGTCACTGCCAAATTTAGCTATGGCTTCACGTCCACCGCCACCACTGCTTCCGCTTCTGCCTTGCGGTCCGTATATTGCCGTTACCGCATTACGATATGTTACGTACTTGTCGGGGTCACTGCCTGCCTGGTTAGTAGCCCACGCCATAGCATCACTATAGCTTGTGCCATTATTAAACATAGCAAACAAATTGTTCTTTATCCCTTCAAAAAGTTTGTTTTTCTTATAAGTTTCTATTCTGTCATGGTCTGCCTTAATAATGCGGTACTGCTTCATAATGCGGTCTTGCTCATCCTGGCTCATGTTGTGAGTGCTGCGCACGCTTCCCGCTCTGTTGGTAACACTCTCTGCGTATTCTTTGATACTAGGCTCATTCCCATGCTGCGGTGTGTCCCAAGTATTCCCCCATACATCCGTTGTTTTACCACTTACCCAGCGTTGCGCATTAGTTTCTCCGCTATACCATGCTACCGCCGCACCTGCTGCACCGTATTTATCATAGTATTGTTTTAACTTAAAGCGTGCTACAATCTCTTGATTTTCCGGTGTCATTGCTGCGCCTGCCGGCAAGCCTGCTTCTTGACTCCAACTAGGCCAGTTACTAGGCAAAATCTGATATTTGCCGCTTGCGCCTGTACGGGCATTCTTGGCGTTATAGCCACCGCTGCCTTCGCTCTCTTGAATACCGAAAGAAACTAGCAAATTCTCAAAATCATTACCGCTTTCACTGCCGCTAAATCCTTTCATGCCTTCAAGTTCTTTGCGTACCGCTTCTTCATTGTCACCGTATTTAGCATACAAATCTTTAGCGGTATTTCTTTCAAAAGCGCTGCTCTCTTTATCGTATGCCACCTTCTCAAAAACAGCTCGCTGCTTGGCAGTCAGATAACTACCGTACTTATCCATGATGTTACGCATAGTGCCATAATCTTCGTTGGTGATGCTTGCACCGACGGCACTTGCTACCACCTGCCCAATGTTGGCTCTGCTCTTAGATTCGATAAACTCTGCGCCACGCTTGCCATATATAGCACTTGTCAGCAACTGTGTACGAATAATTTCATCTTGCAGCGCCTGCGGGTTGTTCCAGTTCTTCTGTACAAATTCGCAGGAGTTCTGAATATTATTGTCATAGCGCAAATCAGTGACTGCTTCTTTTTGCTTCTGCTCGTATTGGTCGACAGTCTGGAAGCCTTGCTGTGCGCTCTGATACATTAAATGGTCTAATGCAAGCTGGTTCTTTTGGCTGTGCAATTTGGTATTACTTAATACATCCTGCCTTGCTTTATTTATCTGCTCTGTGTAGCTTGCGCCTGCACCGGCAGTGCCTTCTAACTTTGTATTCATAAGGCCGCTTTCATCGTTGTACATGATGTTATAACGGCTCTTATTAAATATATCCATAGCATTAAGAATGGACTGTTTGTCCTCATCTTCCTGCTGTGCTTCTACTGCTACCGCCCATTTGTTGGCGGCACCGGCAATAGCGGCAAGTCCTTTGCCGCCGCTGCCATAAGCGTTAAGGTCACTTGATACTTTGACAGTCGCACCGCCGCCAGCGCCCAAATTAACACTGCCTTGATAACCTGCAATCTTCATACTGCACCTCCCTTACCAGTTCCATTTAGTAAAGCCTGTATTATCCATGAACGGGTTATTCTTCTTTGCCTGGTTGTAAAGATTAAAGCCGTTCATATTGCTAGCAGGAAGATTGAAATCACTGTTAGCATCGTACCAATCGTCACTGCTTACCGTAGTTGTTCCCTTGCTGCCGCCAATCATACCTTTAGAGTAAGCGTTCGCCGCCGCACCTACAAGCGTACTAAACATCTGCATTTTGCCGTTGGCTTTAGCGTTCTTCGCCGCCGTATTATATGCGCTTGCCTGGTTGCGGTAATTTACTTCGTTTACATAAGTGCTCCACGCATCATTACGCTGATTTTGCAACAGATTCATACTGTCTTTTTTGTAAGCGTCCTCGCTGCTTGAAAGAATATCAGCAACACTGCCGCTGTCGGTTAGGCCGCTGCTGCCGGCCGCCGCCAGCGCCTGCCCTCTTGCAAGCCTCATTCTATCGTTGAGCTGGCTTTGCTTCTGCGCATACGCTTCTGCCTGCTGCTCACGTTGACGGCTCATAATAGCCGCGTTCTGCTGCGCGGCCTGTGCCTGCGCTTTATATGCCTGCTCCTGCTGTTTGGCCTGCTGATGTTGACCGCCTAACTGCATAACAGTTTGCAGCCCCATTAAAATGCCAAGTGTGCCCATTACGCTCACTCCCCTCTGTATGGAATATAAAACTGATAAAATTTCTTGCCGTCCCAACCTACTTTAGGCTCCGCCAAGAATACCGCTCCCAAGTGTCTTAAATAGTTAATGCTAGTGCGGTTCTTCTCATAAACAATGTTGTGCAGCAGTCCATGCTTACGCACCCATTCATTCAGCACTCTTTTTGCTTCCTTGAAAAGCAGGCTCTTTGTGTACCCGTTGTAAAGTTCGTTCGTGCCTACCATCCAAATTCCGCGCCCCGGTGCGCCCCATTCCATAGTACCTTTGCCGAATATCGCAAGCAGTTTTCCGTCCTCACCACGGTACACCCTTGTTTCTTCGTCAAGCTTGATACTGCCGATAAGCACGAATACCGGGTCACTGCTTGCTTCCAAATCTTCCTTATCGTGCGGCCGTATATCTTGCATAAGTTCTTCAATCAACGGCACGACATTTTCTTTTGATTTATTATCAAGGATTTCAACAGTCCACTTTTTAGCCACCAAAAGACACCTCCCGCACTACCGCCAGCAAGTTAAAAGGATACGGCTCATCCGTAACGATAATAACTCTGCCTTCGTTGTTAAAGCCGCCAATAGGCAAAGTCATATGCTTGTCACCGGTAAATAATTTAATATTGCTCACTGCGTTCTGCTCATCAAAGTTCATCAAGTCCATAGTATTTATATCCGGCCCGACCATGCCGCCAAGAGAATTACTTAAACGCAGGATGCAATTACTAATCTGCTTTTTGCGTCCTTGCATAGTGCCGTCACCAGTCTTAATTTCGACGTTTGGAAGTTCCACGATACTTCTATAGGGCAAGCCAATAAAAGCGTGTTGTACGGCCGCCGGGAGCGTCACAGTGCCGTCCTGGCTTACTGTCAGTCCGCTATACATTCTTCCATCACCGATAACAGTAACTTTTTCACCTGCCAACTCTGCCGCATCAATCTCTGTTTCCCCACTGCTCTTTTCAGCAGTGCTATACTCAATAGCATTATCAAGCATAATATAATCGTCGGGATTATTGCTCTTTGCAGGATTCTTTGCCAGATACTCAATATTGCGTACCGTCACGCCGTTTATCTCTCGTTTCACTACAAGATAAATAATATCCTCGTCGCCTTCCTGCACTGCCGCCACAGCTTCAATCTTGCCTTGCGTTTCTATCGTCGACCAGGCATATACTTTCTGTTCCATGATGTAGGATAAGCAAGCCATAGTTCCGTCACTTCTCACAAAGTATATAGTGCTGTCGGGTTCCTGCTTATACGCGCTGTCGACAATCTGCACATTCTCTATGATATGCTTTGCCAGCAAGGTTAAGTCATTGCCGCCGTAGCTGTCTGTTTCATAGCTATATGCCATATCCCTTACAGTGCTTCCGCGTCCTTGTACAAACACGATTCTGCCGCCAATCATCAGCGGCTCAACAGTGCTGCATCCGCGTGTAGTCTGCATTTTCGGTACGGCCTTAGATGGGGTTACAGTATCGCTGCCGCTTACTGTCCATTCGTTGCCAGCGGTCAAGACAATTAAATCGGTGCTTGCTATCAAATGCAAAATCTTAAACTGCTTGCGGCTCACAAACGCAAGTGCTACTGCGCTATCGTCGGTAACAGTGCCGCTGGCTTTCTCTACACTGAAATTGCCGTAGTCACCTGTCCTACTCATCCACACTATATAAGGCTGCTTCTTCGTGCCGCCAAAACACAGTCTGTCCTGGAAAAAGCAAAGTGTTTGCGGATAGCCAAATTCTTCACTCCATGCGCCCCATAAGAAATTAGTTGTCATATCTGCTGAGCCAAGTTCTTTTTCAACATGGGCTTTAGCTGTACTGTCGCTAGTGATTTCAGTAATCTTTACAACGCCTTCCGCATTGTAGGCCATTGCTGTTAAATCAACAGTGCAAGTACCGCTAGTTATAGTACATATCGCCCTTAAAAATACCGGCTCTGTTACGCTGCCGCTTTCGGACGGGTTGTAATCATCTTTAGATGTATATTTTCTGTATTCCCTCCAGCTTTCGCCATCGTCGCTTTTTTCTATAGCAAAACTGCCGCTCCAGGTTCCGTGACTGATAACCTTCCAATTTTCGCCTACGCGTACTCTTTCAGTAGTGCCGTTGCTGGTTGATACAGTCTTGCTGGCAATCTCTTGTTTAAGTTTGATATACGCACCAGGCTTACTGCCGGCGAAAATATTCTTGTTGCTCGTCAAGGTAATATCGCCTTGCGTTCCCGAAGGTGTCAATTCTTTATTGCCGGCATATAAAATCTTTACCCAACCATTAGCGCCTGCTTTACCACTCGCACCGCCCTTTCTTGTACCGCCTGCACCACCTGCCGCACCGCCACCTTCGCCGTATGTTATGCCCTGCGTGCCAGCATTAGAATAATAACCATCCTCACCATACCTGCGACTGGCAGCACCACCTGCGCCGCCGCCTCTGCCTGTTAGTCCACACGCCGTACTGTCTGCGCCTTTAGTGCCGCTAGTAGCTGTTGTATCTTCGTAGTTGCCTGCACTATGAGCATAAGCACCGCCGCTGCCACCGCCGCCGACTGTAATCGTGTAACTTGTTTCTTTAGATAGCGTTAGAGTTTTTATAATGCGTTCACCACTGCCGCCGTCGCCACCTTCGGCGGCATAATTATAAACTTGGTGTTCTCCGTGCCTTATCCATGTAACGGCACCACCGCCGCCGCCGCCTGCACCGGCTATATCAATCTGATATTCGCCGGTAACAGTCGGCTGAAATTGATAAGTGCCAGGCACTGTATAACTTATGCCGCTATAATTTTCAAGTGAGGTTGATTCGTCGAAATACATATCCGTAATTTCAAAATCAGCAAAGTGCCAGTCAGTGTCTGAATATCTTGCAAGCTGTTTCACGGGATATTTGCCGCTTGCAATAAACATAGTGTCTGCGCTTTGTACAAATCTCAAATCTTGCAGCATATCTGCCGTGTATGGTGTTACGACTTCTATGTTTATATAAAGTCCGTTCTTATGCACTCTTATATATTTTTCGCCAATCTCCAAAAGATAGTCGGTATTGTCTGCGCCGTTGAACGGTACCAGGATGCACGCTTTGTCACTATACTTTGTTCGTGCCATATACTTCATGCCCGGTCTGCGATAAATAGGGCCGTGCGGCTTGATAAGGCAGTTATAGGCTTGCAGGACCGCAAACTGATACTTATCTAAATCGACGCGGTTTGCAACTTCGGCGCTGATTTCGCCGCCGGTAAACGCAGGCTGCAATAAATAATAAGGTGTTAACCCACTAGCCATAATTACGCCCTCCCGTCAAAGTATTTGCTCGGGTAGTCTGGCAACTCTTTCTTTTCGCTTGCCGTGGTATACTTCGCTTTCTGTAATGCCGCCATTGCAAGCTGATACTGTGTCTGCTGCAAGCCGCTGTTGCCGGACAGTTGTACGCAGATATTAAACGCCAGCATATGAGTAAACGCGCTCAAAAAATCACTCGAAAACATTTCCACATCGTCAACGTCATAGGTATATTCAAGCCACGCAGCAGGGATATTGCAGCCTATACCAAGCACGTTGTCACTTGCCATATATAAGTCCCACTCTTCCTGCTGCTGTTCGCCTGCCCTTATCATTGCGCCGGTGTCAGCGTCAAATATCTTGCGCACAGCAAGGCACTTTTCGGGGTAGGCGTAAACGTGGGACCAGTACGGAGATTCGATACTAAGTTCTGCAAGCTTGCTCACGCGCTTTGCAAATCCCCAAGTGTAGCTCCTTAATAACTCTTTGCGGGTAGGCTCATAAAACAGTTTGCACTGTCTGGCCAACTCCGACTGCTCATCTATATTGCTTATACGGCCTTTGGCGATATGAGCCAGCGCCATATTACATACATCGGTAATGTTAAGCATTTTAACTATTCCTCCTTGATTATTAAAAAAGGGAAGAGCTTTCGCCCTCCCCTTAAAGTACTAAATCAGCCCGGCCAGTTCGGAACAGTTTCAGTCAAGCCAGCAGTCAGTTTGCCGCCGCTTGCGCCGGTAACAGTCAGTCTGGAAAAAGCCTTCATGCCATACGGCAGTTTTGCTGCAACCAAAATACCCTTTTTGCTGGCAGCAAGAGTATAAGTCGCCACAACAGTTTTAGTGCCGAAGCTTTCGCTGTCAGAAGTTTCCAGCGCCGCAGTGATAGTGCCGCTAGTAGCTAAGGCGGTCGGCGCAGTGATAACAAGAAATAACGGGTCGGCCGCATCACCGCCGCCAACGTTCGCAATTACATTGCTGGTCAAGGAATTATCCATGTACATATTTTGCTGGTCAAAAATCATTGTTATTCACTCCTTCCGGTTACACGACTGCCGCTTCGGTTTCGCTCTGGCAGTCAAGTTTCTTAATCTGAATGCCTGCAAGGTACAGCTTAGGCGGTGCGCCCATAAAATCTTGACGGGTAACATGAACATTGTTTTTGTTGTTCAGATAGCACTCCAACCAAGAGTATACGCCGTCAGATACATACGCAACCGGCGCTTTCGGGTCTTGCAGACGGTTCTTTGCGAAGATGAATTTATTCATCAGTTCACGTTGCGCACTGTCAGTCAAAGAGTTAAGCTTTTGGACATCAATGTTGCACACGCGCACAATAGAACGAACATTTTGTACCGCCAAGCCACACTTCCAAGAGTACAAGGTCTGCAATGCACGGAACGGCTTGTTATTCTCATCGTATACGTCGCTTTCGCCCAAGTCCTCAGTCTTCAAGCCTGCCTGGGTGCCTTTAGGATATACACCCATTACACGTCTGTCGCCCCAATCTACGAAGTAGATGGAAGCGTTGGCGTTGGTACCAGGAGTACCCGCGGAAATCACCTGGTGGCCCGGAGTGCCTTTGCCGCCGTCGGTCAAAGTATTGTAGCGAACCGCAATACCATTGAAAGTGTCCGGGTCTTCATCCAAGTTGCCGTACAAGAATTGACGTGCGACGTATTGGCCCATGCCTTCTACGTGTGCATCGTCCTCTGCCATACGGAAAGCCTGCGGATTCGGTTTGCCGGAAAGCAATTCAACGTCCACGCAGGAACGGTCCTCCAAGTGCATACATACATCAATGCGCTGCTTTACAGTGCCTTTAGTCGGAGAAGTACCGCGGTTAATACGACGGATAGACGGAGAAGGCAGGCTGGCACGAATAGTAGTTTTAGTACCAATCGGCAAATCGCCTTCCATCCACCGAATATCTTCCATAATAGGATTGGATTCGTTAAGCACTTCCATAACGCGGTCAATAGCGCCTTGCGGAGTTAAATACTTTCGTAAGTCACTCATAGTTTGGGAGTAACCAATAGTAGCCATAGTTTCATCATCCTTCCTGTTTTTCAATTAAAAGTTAATAAATTATTTGTACCTGCTCCAGTCGGTTTTCGGGTACATGTTTGCTGCAATGCCTTGCGCAGCGTTTAAGCCTTGTGCGCCGTTTTGTGCAGCCAAGCCGGGGTCCTCGCCAAGCAGTTCACCAAGTTTTGCAAATGCTCTCACGATAGCTATTTGATTGCCTGCGCCAGTAACCTCTAACGCTTCACGCACGTTCAAGCCCGGATACATCGCCTCCAATTTACGGCAGGCAGTATCACAAAGGCCCTGTACTTTGCCCAAGTCTGCGCCCAACGCCGTCTTAGCCTCATCGCCCCATTTAGCGATTTCCTGCGCACGGAGCTGTTCCACGCCTTGCACTACACGGCTTGCATACTCTGTGCCGTACTTTGCAAGTGCTCTTGCCTGGTCGTTGCTAAGGTTCATGCCCTTAATGACATCTACAAAGCGTCCTTGCTCATCAGCACTAAGCTCATAGCCTTCTGGCATCTCTACTCCTGCAAAGTCATAATTCACTGTGCCGGGCTGCTGTGTGCCTTGCCCATTACTTCCATTCCCTGCAATAGTGCCGGAAGCACTTGTGTTATTAGTTGCATTAGTAGTAGTCGGTTCTGTCTGCTGCTGTTGTGCCACGGTATTGGGTTCAGCCTGTTGCTGTGCGCCTTCGCCGTTTACAACTGCATTTTCGCCGTTCTCGCCCATTAGTTATTCCTCCTTGTTTTTATCCACATATTCCACTGCCAGCTCTTGCAGCTTTAGTTGGAATTCTGCATACTCCATTTCAGCCTGCTGCTTTAGCTCTATGCCTTGCAGCCCAAGTGCCAAAATGCTTTTAATAATGCCTAAGCCTACGTCGCGGCGGCCTTCGTTATAGAAAGTCTTACTGTTGCCGGTAAAGCACATAGAGTTTACTTTGGTCACATCAAGCATACGCATCAAGAACCAGCGTCCGCTTTCACTCCCCAGCAGGTCAAGTAGGGCCTCTTTATCCCTTCTTGCCTGCTCTCTTACCATGTACTCTGTCAGCAGCGCTTGCCTTCTGTCCTCGCCGGTATTGGATTTATATTTAAACTGCTCGCTCATTATTCCCAACCTCCAGGCACGCCTAGCCAGCTTGTAATAGCCGGGTTTGAATCATTCGCCGCCGCAGTAAGATTTTTGGCCGCCTCTGCCGCAGGAGCCGCAGCCTGTGCCATTGCCAAGCCTTCCTGCATTTCCTGCTGCCGTTGCATTTCCTGCTGCTCTTGTTTGAGCATTTCTTGTACTTCTTCATCACTGCGCAATGCCATTGCAGGCACGCCAAGCATTTCAAAGTATTTTGTAATAGCACCCAACGGGTTAATCTTCTTCGTAACTTCTGGCCATACTTGCGCCATCTGTCCGGTTTGTGCTATCGCCTGTTCGATATTCACAAGTCCGCTCATCTTCTGCGCCTGCGCCAAAGGTGAAATATAGTCCACTTCTACATCCTCTTCACTCAAAATGTCTTGTAGTTCTTCCGGTACCGGTGGGAATCCACCGCTTCTGTCGATGATGTTATATACACGTTGAAGAATCAGTGTTAAGAATTCATCCTGCAATCGCTCAACCACGGGGCCTAGCTGTTGCAGTTTTTCCTGCGTTCTCTCCATAACCTCTCTAGCAGTCATGCGGCTATTATCAAGGTTATCTAACATCAAGAACAAATCAGCACTGTATGCTCTCTTTATAGCATCCTCAACGCGAATAATTTCTTCCTGCGCGTCCTTCAAGTCAAGGTCAACCGCGAACAAAGGCTTAACCATATCTTGCGTCTGGTCATCTACGGCTGTTAGACCGCCAGGCATCAAGTTAATACCGCCGTTATTCATAAGGCTTGGGCTGCCTTGCATCGGCGGCTTTATCTTTAACTCTATTGCTGTGAGATAATCTTTTTTCAGCAGTTGCAGCATTTTGCTGTCGCCTTCTGCAAACCACGCAGGACCTCTTGCGTATGCCTCATTGCCGCTGACAAGATAACGTGCTACCGGTACTGGTTCTTCTTCAAAGCCGCCAACATACAAATATTCGTCGCTCTCTGATTTTTCCAACCAGTACACGCTTCTGTACGGCATATTCAATCTGTCCATATAGCCGGGAAGCTTATCGCTGTTAGGCTCTACCATCCAGCAGACTTTATACTTCTTAGTAAGATTGGTCTGATTGTCTAACAGTCCTTTCAGATTGTCGGGCAAAGCATCTACGCCGAAGCAGTCTGCTAACTGCTGCAAAGTCATATCGTACTTTCTTGCAAAAGTAGTTACCTTGCCGAAGCCGTCTGCTTCAAGTGCATAAGTACCGATTGTCATTGTCTGAAACCGCACGCCGTTTTCTGCGTCGTAGAATATAGCCATCGGGCACTGTCCAAAAGGCAATTCCAGATATACAGTATGGATGCTGTTATAGAAGTTGCTCTTTGCAAGCACGCTTGATACAATCTCTTGTCTTGTGTCAAGCACCTTCATAGCCTCAACATTCGTATTCAGTTCCGGCCGCCTGTATGCAAATCTGAACCACTGGCGGCTCGGCGGTGTAAGTCCGCTCATAACGCCAGCAGCGAATACCTGTGCCGCTCTCCACGCTACGCCATGCACAATCTTCAAGTCACGTCTGCGCGCGGGATTGGTCTTGTCTGCTGTATCGTCAAACTCGCCGACAAACGGAAGCTGATAATCTCTTATCTCTTTCCATCTGTCCACCCAATCTCGTCTGTCCTCATACATGCTTTTGAGCTTACGCACCAAACGTTGGCGGTCCGGCAAGTTCTTTTTCAGCGGCACCCCGTCACTAGGAAGTGTTCCCTGTGGCTTGCTCGCCGCTATCGTTTGAAAGTTCATAAGCTGTTACCTCTTAGCCTAAAGTATTACGGCCGCCTTCGCCGCCACTAGCAATAGTGCTTGTCTGCGTAGATGAAAAGCCTCTGCGCTTCTTCTTGTTACTGTCGCCGCCGGCCGCAACTTCGCTGCTTGTCGCAACGGTAGTCGGTGCCGGGTCCACCTTTTCAATAGTCGGCATGTTGCCGCCACCGAATAATTTTGCAATGCCACCCATTTTTAAATCGCCCCCATAATTGAATATTCTGTGTTGCACATCAGCACTTTAGGCTTTCTATCGTCAAACCCTAATTGCCTTAATGGAACCTTCCTTGCAAATGTTAGTGCCAGGCCGTCTGCAAGGTCCGGTGAACGCCCTAGCTTTTCTTTTATCTCCTCTTTAGGCGTTAGTATTAAACGCCCATTCTTAGAGTACTTATAGTGAATGACTGCAAGCTCTTCTCTTAGTCCAGGTTCATCCGGCAAAGCTCCGCCATCTTCTATCCAGTCTTTCAGTTTGAAGTACATCTCTGCTCTGATATTCTCATAGCGCTTATTCTCTATCGCCGCACCTTGAAATGGTATCTCTCGCAAAGCTGTGTACCCCATCTGTCTCAACCTGTCGACTACGCCAGCACCCATGTTGCCAACGTCTATAAAGGTCATATCTGCCTTATTTTCATCCATTGCCAAAGCAATATAATCTGCCGTCTGCATCGTATTCAGCTTCTTATAGATTCTCGGCTTAGCATATGCCATTAAACCCTTACGCCGCCATATGCACGTTCTGTCATCGCCGAAGCGCGCTATATCAGCGCCTTGCACCAGCGGCATATCATAGGGAACATCCTTTTCTGTCAGCTCTCTACTGAAAGCCTTATCTAGTTCCTCCAGGCTGAAAAGCTCGTTGATTGCCGATACGCTAAAGTCACACAAATACTCTTGTCTGAATTCTACCTCCGGCATATCCTCTTTCAGTTCTTCTATGCTCTTTGCGTCTAAGATGCCGCTATCGTACACGTTCGACAAATACGCAAAGTAACGCTTATTTGTCTTGGCCTTCTTGTACATCTCATAGAAGTTGTTCTGCCCCTTAGGTGTACCGATGAAATAGCAATAGCCTTTTCTGTCGCCGTTCTCTATCGCAGGTCGGATTATCTGCGTCCACATCTCCGGCTTCATATCCGAATACTCGTCAAGTATTACGCCATCCCAATATGTACCACGTAATGCGTCGGGGTTATTCGCACCAACGATATATATTCTCGCTCCCTGCGCCCCAGGTATTTTGCTGGGGAATTCAACATACTTTTTAGTTTCATTCACCTTGATGCCCTCTATGACGCTTGTGTAATACTTCAATGGTCCCCATGCAATAATTTCCATCTGTGCACTGAACGGACCTACCAAAGCATACTGCGGGCTGATTAAGTCACTCTGCAAAGCATCCCTTATAAGGTGATTCACCATTCCGATGGTCTTACCAAAGCGGCGGTGTGCTACGATTACTGCAAAGCGGTGTCTGCTTAATTCCTTATGCAGTACCTTCGCCCATGCAGGTCGCGGAGTATATGGTATTTGTATTATGTTTTCCATGTTTACCCCCTTGAAAAAATCGTTTTGGTAATTTTTGGTATTTACCTCCCCCGGCGGCTGCGAAATTTTTGGGCCCCACCCCCACTCAATGTCAGAGGAAAAGGAAGAAATCAAAATCAACTTTTGCGAAAAGCCAGGGAAATCACCAACGCCAGCGCCGCCAACCAACCAATCAGAACCCACGCCAAACAAAAATAAAAACGTGGTAGGCCTGCCGCATGAGCCACGCAGGAACGGCCGCAGCATATGCCAGGTGAACGCCTGCCGTCAACATCTAGAACCGCCAGCTAATCAGCAGCAGCAGGATAATATTTTACGTCCGATAATAATGATTATGTTAAAAGCTCTATTTATGTTTGTGTTTTGGCAGTATTTCCAGAACAATCGTTTACTATTACTGCATCATCTGCCGCGCCCCAATGATACACAGCCGGGCCCTTGTTAGCGTGCGTCTGCTTGTCAAACGCTCCGACGCTATCAGCGTATAATTTGGACGCCGTTAACTTATCCTTGTTGCTGGCTTTAGGGTCCGTCATAATCTTGAGCCAGTAGGCTTGCAGGTCCTGCACAGCCAGCACGGCTACAGCTGCGCCCTGCTGTTTGAGCAGCGCCGCACACTCCTCTAACGTCTGCGGCTGCGTGACTATTGCTGGCGGTCTGCCTCTTGTTGGTGTATTTGTATTAGCTAATAAACTTTTAATTTTAAACATTTCTATCACATTCTCGTTACAAACTTTGTAACTGTATATATAATTAATATTATCAATAATGACAATCAGTAAGCAATATATAAACAATACATATTAAAAAGATAATCATTATTTACCAGAAAAAGACAATAAAAAATGATTGAAAGAACTTATCTGACAATCATCAATAATTTTTATTTAATTATCTTGCTATAAATTATATGCCTTAAAAAAAGCTATTAAGTCAATGATACATTATTATATTTTTGTGAACGGCGTTAATCTATTATAAATGTTGCTAGATAAAAAAGAACGGCCGCGCACTGAACATCTGCCAGCGTGCGGCCGTTGCTATCCTCATATAATGTTGTTTTAGCCCTCTGTATCATCTGCGGGGCTGCCGTCGCTATCTGCTGGCGGCGCTGGGAACGTCAGAACGGCGCGCCCGGTATCATCTACAAACGCCAGGCGAACGCCGCAGGCCTGCGCTATCCTGGTTAAATCCTGCGCCGTGAACGAATCGCGGTTGTATTTGTTGCTTATCGCCTGGGGACGCGCCAGCCCGCAGGCCTGCGCCAAATCCGCGCGGCTCAATCCTGCCAGCTGGGCCGCAGCTTTAATCGTCGGTGTAATCATGTTGCTATAACCTCCTTAGCTATCTTGTCTACATTATATACCCGCCGCGAGTTTTTGGCAACTCAAAAAAATATATAAAAATCTCAAATTGAGTATTGACAAGGTACTCAACACGAGTTATAATAGACTCAAGAAGTCAAGGAAAGCACTCAATCAGAGTGTTACATTTTAGGAGGCATGAAAAATGAAATTATTTACAAGCATTATCCTAGGCGGCGTTCTTCAAATTCTGGCCGTTAGCGCCAGCGCAGCGCAGCACATCAACCCCGACACGGCGAACACGCTGGATTGCTTTTTCTGGTACATTGAAAACGGCGGCCTTGAAGTTGCTTGCGTGCAAACAGCCGCTAACCTGGGCTGCTACGACCTGGCGGACGTTATCGCCACATTATTCTAAAGGAGGAATGAACAATGACATTTGAAAAGTATAACGCCAACCCCGAAAACAAAAATATCGGTGATTGCTCAATTAGAGCTATCTGCACGGCAACCCCGCTTACCTACCAGCAGGCTAAAAAGCTGCTTGAAACAAAGGTATTTGAAAGCGGCGCCGCGTGGAACACCGTAAAGAACATCACCGCCGCCCTGGCTGATTTAGGTATAGAGGTTAAAGCCGCCAGCCGCGAAACAGTCAACAGCTTTACAAAGCATTGCGATACCGGCGCCAGCTACGTTGTTTTTGTAGCAAAACACGCCGTAGCCGTTGTCAACGGCGTTATCTATGATACATGGGACAGCAGCCGCCGTTTTGTAAAGCTGGTTGCCAAAGTCAGCCGCGAGAAATTCGCTGAATTAAAAGCCAAATACAACCCGGAACCGAAAAAGGAGGAAAAGAAAATGGACTGGAGAAAGATTTTTGCCGCTTGCGAAACAATCGAGGAGTTAAAGAAGGCTTTTAAAAAGGCCTGCATGAGCTGCCACCCGGACAAAGGCGGCACGGCCGCAGAATTTAAGGCAATGAGCGCAGCGCACGACAAGCGCGCCGCCGAACTTGCCGAAAGCGAAAGCCGCCAGGAGTGGCAGCGCAACAAGAAAGCGGATGGCACTTACAAAACGGCCGCCGAAATTCTGGCCGAACAGGCGGAATTTGCCGAAATTCTGGCCGTGCTGATGGGCTTGAAGGGCCTTGAAATTGAAATCTGCGGTAATTGGTTATGGATAGGAGGCGAAACGAAAGAGAACAAAGACGCCTTGAAAGGCGCCGGCTGCAAATGGGCCAGCAAGAAAAAATTATGGTACTGGCATGCAGGCGAATGGGTGAAGAAGGTCCGCCGCGCGTTTACTATGGAGCAAATACGCGACCTGCACGGCAGCGAGTTTTTGAAATACCGCCCGGAAACGCCCTTGTTACAATAGCCGAAACGCCGCCCCGCGCGGCGTATACCGGGGACCGGCCGCCCCGGTACTGATGAGGCAGGCCACCAAAGGAGGAAAGAACCATGAGCAAATCAGAACAACTAATGAAAGCTATAGAAACGAGCCTTGCAGCCGTGGAACCGCGCCGCGCGTTATGCTGGCGCTTATGCCGCGAACACGTGGCACGAATCACCCCAGCACACACCGTTGCTGACCTGGCAAATCATTTTGCCGCCGCGTTTTTTGCGGCTGAAGCGCTGAACGCAGAGGCGCAAGGCGTTTGCCGTTGCTATATCGCATACACCGACATTTTCAAAGCGGAAACGCGCGAGAAAAGCACACGGCTTGACCCCATCCGCGACGCCATCCGCGCCGCTGGCTATTCGAACGGGTACGACCCCACATCTTTAAGCTATGACGTTGGCAAGCGTGAGCACGTTTGTACAAGCTTTACCGTTGGCCCGTGGGGCCGTTCCGGTGACTGGCGCAATCGTGTTTTAAACGGGGACTACCTGCGCGACGAACTGAAGCGCCTGGAGAAAGAAGCCAGCGGGAAAAGCCCGGCCGAAATCATCAGCGACGCAGAAGCGGCCGCCGCTGCCTGGCTGATGTTGAAAAAGCAGCAAGAGGCATACGAACAGAATATTCTTATTTTACGAAACATGCTGCAGGCCGTCACTTTTGACGATTGGAATGATTGGAAAGTTAACGCTTATTAAGGGAGGCTTTAAAGTGAAGCGAAAGAAATTTTATCAGCTTGACGGCGTTTATCGTAATAGTCATAATCTTATTATTGACCTTGCGAATAATTGCAACGTTGCAATTTACGGGCCGAAAGTGTTCTTTGTTTGCTGGTTCTTCACCGGCAACCCCGACCGCATATATAAAGCGGAAGTATGCGGAACCAGCGTAAGCAATTTTTGTTTAGAACGTTGAATCAGCATTTTAATTTATTCAACCCACTACACCGGCAGGAAAGCCGCCGGTGTAGAATATTAATAGGCAGAAGCGATTTTTTAGGAGGAATTAACCATGTTGAAAGAAGTTAAAAACAACGTTTATAACGCCCTTTTTGTAGCCGCCGATGAAGAAGGCCAGCGCTACGCCGCTTTTGAATCCGACTGGAACGGCGAATATTGGGAAGCGACCGCCTGCACGGAAAGCGGCGAGCTTATCAAAGGCGAAACCACTAAGCTTTACCCCGTTCACGTTTACCACGCTGAAACCGACGAATACGAAGAAGTGGGCTACGATGAAGAAGCGCCCCGCGTTCTGCTGCCTGGCTGGCGCGACTACCAGAAGTGCGGCTATAACGAAAGCTATTCCCTGGCCCCCGTCGCTTACAGTGAAGCGAGTGACCGCGTTTACATGATGCTGCCGGAAGGCGCTAGCGTTTACGCTGATGACGCAGGCTGCCCGGTGATTGATTATGACGGCTTTAAACAAGCCGACGTAATTAACCAATATGACGGCAGGGG